GCTTCTTCAGCGCTGCATCTGCTGCCTCACGGGTCAAAGGAATGGCATAGCCCTCCTTATCCCACATACGCAAAGTACCAGCGACGTGGATTCCAATAAGCACATGTCCCTTGTAGTACTTGGGTGAAGATGCCATCAAAGGCGCTCCACACATACCACAAGCAGTGTCCATCTTGTAGCCAACAACACCTTTGTTGGATCCACCGTCAGGAAAGGTTAACTGCGGTAAGTACCACGCTCTCGGTGAGAGAATGGTATGGCGCGCCAAAGAAACCTCTGAAATGGACCCTGGCGTAGTGGCCTTACAGACGTCGAGCCGCACTGCATGAGACGTAGCAAGGAAGTCATCCAGCTCTTTAGCCTCGAACAATAGCTGCACAATAGTCTTGGCGGCGTTGTTCATGGTCTTGCCAAAGTCAACAACCTCAAGATCTGCACCATCCATCTTGACCCGTCTAAGGGCCATAAAAGTAGAGTATGGCATAGATGTCTTGTTTGCAGTATTGTCACACTTAATAAAGTGCAGCCGTCCACTTGGCGTTATGCGCCCATCAGCAACCATCTTCTGTATGTTGTGCAAGAAGTGCTGTGGTAACATGCCCGCCTTGTGAACGAGCATGACCACCTGGCCGAACTCATAAACACTTCCATCAACGAGCTCGCCCAACATCTTGTAAGTGTTGGCATACACCTTGCTGTGCTTCTGCTCGTCCTGAGATCCATCAAACCCAGATTGCTCAACAATACTGGGATACTTCTTAGCGAAATTAGGACGTGTTATCTTGTGAGCTACCACGTTGCTTTGCTCCTCAACCTTAGGCTGTATGCCAAACACACGCAGCAGCTTCTCAAGGGCAAAGCACACCAACTCCTTGACACTCAAAACGAGGCCAAGGATGAAGCCAAAGACCTTACTAATGGCCGTTCGTAGCAACTTGGATGTGACCAGCTTAAAGCTGATTTGGAGTCCAATTACGACGGCAAAGCCTGCCACAAACTGCAGCATTTGGGTCCTGAATGACTCCGCCTCGGAAACTGTTTGTAAACGCGCGACACGAGCCTCTTCAAGCTCATTGTGGAAATCCACATATGACACTTCGGCAAGGCGACACATGTCATCGTCCACAAGCGGTAAATCTGGTGACTGTCCATTCAGATCAAGCTCGGCTGCGATTTCACCCTCAGCAAGGACCCCTTCCTGGAGCGCATGCTTTGTCAAGTCATGCCCTGGTCGAAACTTGCCTGCCTGCATCTCAACACCACTGGACGTGATGTCAATAGGTGTGGCGCTAGCAAGCAGCTGGTTAAAGGTGTGCAAACCCTTCAAAGCTTTCTCATGGTTGGCTATGCGATTCTTAAGATCCTTAGCGCAATCAAATATGAATGTCTTAAGGTCTATATCGTTGTCGACCACTTCACCATTGAGCGGGTTGACCTTGTTGACCGTCCAAGCGTGCCACGGGAACACATCAATCACATCCATCTGTGAGATCTGCTCCCCTGCAGCTGCACGCGTGGACAAGCTCATGATACCATCACTAATGAACCGCTCCAGTTTAGGATAATCTAAAACCTTGAGCCCAATCTCATTAGTGGTAGACCATTCCTCGCTTGCCTTGACTTCAATAGCATGGCGAATACGCCGTGCAACTGCCTCAATATCATGGATAACCTCACCGGCAGTCGTAGACTTAATCCCCTTAGCATTAGTTGTACCAATGATAAGCG